GTATTTATATATTTATATATTTATTTCAATTTTTTCCAATTTTCTAAACAAATGTAGACTTAAGCGCAACAATTTTGTCTTTGAGTGCCAAATAATTTGCCGTTGTATTCATCTGAAAAATATTCACATGATATACTTCATTTATATCCACCTTCGATTCAACAATTGCCAATATTTTGTCATAATTTTTCAAAAAATGCTCCTTCATAAATGGATAAAAATGACTAAAATGTTCAGGCACCCATTTCTTCATATTTACAAGTAGTTCGCATAGCGCAAAATCAATATTTAAAAACTCGATGCTCTTTTGATAAGGTATGAAATCCTTTCCGGTAATTAATTGCCCAGGTTCATTTAATAGTGGTTTATCATTCAATAAAGAACACAGTGTTAACAGCACACTATTTAGTGTCTGACACGCAGACCATTTATCGCCAGCCCACGTGTTTAATATCGAAACGCAAACTTTGCCACATTTATACAAATTCGGATTAAATCGTGTTACTCCATTGTTTGTCATGTATTTCACTTTTGGCGGCGAAAATGGATAATCGGTTGGGAAATCTAATTCGAAAAAATAAAATCCTCCAAAATACGGGGTATCTTCGGGACCAACTATTAACGCGTAACCTTTCATTATATCCGCGTCATCGTGAGTATAAAATATACCATTGTCTGTCAATGGATTGTTGTATATGTATTTTACATCGGCCAATAATCGATGAATTGTTTCTCTTGAAATAACCTTTGTCTCTGTAGAAGCAGAAGAGCTCATTTATTATGTATCTGAGTAAATATATTAAAATGTGTTTAAATTGATTGTCTTTATTTATTATTACGAGACAGTTATTATTATAAGTTTTTTTTATAAAAAACCCTCTACATACATCCTAGTGGCAAATTTTATAAAATGTCCGGATTCGGTATATTCGTGCCAAAATTAAAATTGAAAAAAAAGGAAATAGAAAAATATTGTTATAATATAACAACAATGTCAACTACTAGTTCAACCTATTATAACGATTTGTCAGATTTTCTGACAAAGCATAATGCTAAGAATATACAAAATTCAGCAGCTGAAAAGGAAATAACTCATACAAGGATACCCAGTCAAGAATTAAATATATATGGGGGCTCTTTCAGTATAGACAAAGATGAGTTACCAACATATTATAAACTGTATTATGAGCACATTTTTGTAAAAGGTCGGAAAGAGTATTTAACTGAAAAACAATTGGACAATGGTAGCAGTCCATTATTAGTTGACTTCGATTTTCGTTATGATATTAGCATACAAAAAAGACAACATTCACAGGAACATATACAAGATATTATCCAACTTTATTTGGAAGAACTTAAGGAATTCTTTGTTTTCACGGATGGCACACCATTCCCAATATTTGTCATGGAGAAGCCAAACGTAAATAGGGTTCAGGAGAAAAATCTCGTAAAAGACGGAATTCATATGATTATTGGAATCCAAATCGACCACACAATGCAGATCATGTTGCGTGATAAAATCGTGAAGAAAATCGGCGACATTTGGGAGCTGCCTTTAACCAATGATTGGGAATCAGTTTTGGATGAAGGTATTAGTAAGGGAGTAACCAATTGGCAAATGTATGGTTCGCAAAAGCCAGGCAATGAAGCATATAAATTGGCATATCATTTGTCGGTTACTATGGACAAAGAAGAAGGCGACTTTGTAACTGAAGCAAAAAATGTAAAGGATTTTGATTTGTCCAAGGATTTACATCTATTATCGGCACAATATGGTAAGAATGTGAAATTTGAAATGAACCCAAACATTGTAGAAGCATATAACCAACGCAAAGAGACCAAGGGCGCAAAAGTCAAGAAATCGGGGTCAAAAAGCAAGATCAATCTAGTGCTAGAAGAAGAGGATGATGCGAATATCCAATTATCCGATATCACAAACGCGGATACACTAAAAAGAGCAGTGGATAACATTTTAGAGAATCTAAGAACAAATGAATATCACATAAGGGAAATACATGATTATACACAGATTTTACCGGCCAAATATTATGAACCTGGGTCACATTTATTAAATCGTCAGGTCGCATTTGCTCTGAAACATACTGACGACCGTCTCTTCTTATCATGGGTTATGCTAAGGAGCAAAGCATCCGATTTCGACTATGGGTCAATTCCGACTTTGTATAATTCGTGGAAGTATCAGTTCAACAAACGTCCAGATGGCGTCACAAAGCGTTCTATTATGTATTGGGCAAAACAAGACGCGTTTGATGCTTACGAGAAGGTGAAAAAATCAACAGTTGATTATTTCATTGAGGAGTCGTTGTTTGACGGTGCGGATTTCGATTATGCGATGATTTTGTATCATATGTATAAGGATAAGTATGTTTGTAGTAGTATTACAAATAAGAAATGGTATACGTTTAAACGTCATCGATGGGAGAAGGACGAGGGACAAAGTTTGCGTCTTGCGATTTCGACGGAAATGTGCGCATTGTATTCTGAAAAGCAAACACAATATATGTCTGATTTACAGAGTTATGAAGGGAACCCGGATTTAAATGAAAAAATTCAGCGAAAGGTGAAACGTATTTCTGAGGTTTGTGTTAAGTTGAAAAAGACGAATGACAAGAATAATATTATGAGAGAGGCGATGGAAATCTTCTTTGATAAGGATTTTATTAAGAATATGGATGCGAACAAGTATCTATTGTGTTTCTCGAATGGCGTTGTTGATTTCAGAACCAAGTCATTTAGACAAGGATATCCTCAGGATTATATTACAAAGACCACTGGTATTCCTTATATTCTATACAATCATGACGAGTGTGCTGATATTTCCAATGAGATTATGCGATTTATGGAGCAGTTGTTTCCTCAGAAGGGATTGTGTCGTTATATGTGGGACCATTTGGCGGCCAGTTTAATTGGTGTAAAGAAGGAGCACGCCTTCAATATTTACCGTGGCAGTGGTTCAAATGGTAAGTCGATTTTGACGGATTTGATGTCGCAAGCGCTAGGTGAGTATAAAGGCACGGTGCCAATCACATTAGTCACTGAAAAACGCGGCACAATTGGCGGCACTTCGTCTGAAATTATTCAGCTAAAGGGTATTCGATATGCGGTTATGCAGGAACCGTCAAAGGATGCCGTTATTAATGAAGGTATTCTGAAGGAGCTCACTGGCGGTGACCCAATCCAGGCAAGAGCATTGTATTCAGACAGTGAAATATTTGAGCCGCAATTCAGTTTAGTTGTGTGTACGAATTCACTCTTTGAAATCAAGAGCAATGATGATGGCACTTGGCGAAGAATGAAGCTTGTTGATTATATTTCCAAGTTCATTTCTGAGGGCGAAACACATACAGATGATACACAGCATGTGTTTCCAAAAGATAAGGGACTCAAGGAAAAGCTGCCAAAATGGGCACCTGTATTCATTAGTATGTTGGTGAAACGTGCTTATGAAACTGAGGGTGAGGTCCTTGATTGTGATGAGGTCTTAGCAGCGTCAGGCAAATACAGACAGAGTCAAGATTGTATTACTGGATTTATTAATGAGAAGATTATCAAGGTCGCAAGTGGGACAGTTGGCAAACAATCGCTCAATACTGTATTCAAGGATTGGTTCCAGGTAAATTACGGAAATAGAAAACCGCCAAAGTTGTCGGAATTAGAAGATATAATGAATAAGAAGTTTGGCAATCGAAACCCATTGACTAATAAATGGATAAATATCAAGATTAAACAAGATGAGGAGCAAAATGATTTGGAAGACATTGAATAAATCTTAATCTTCACACCTTTTACACATTTTAAATGCCAATTTTTTTTAAATATAAAATTGAATATAAAATTGAATTAATATAAAATAAAATATAAAATATAAAATATAAAATATAAAATATAAAATATAAAATATAAAATATAAAATATAAAATATAAAATATAAAATATAAAATATTATTATAGAATGTTTAATTTGAATAAAGGTCTAAGTTATGCTAGGGAAAAAAAGAAGGAAGAAGAAAGAAAGGAAAAGGAAGAAGAAGAAAAAGCAGATGTTGAATTACAAAAACATTACAAAGAACTTTACAAACATCCTCATTCAAATAAAATAAAAGGTATAATTATAGATGGATACTTACAATATTATTGCAAAGATCCTCATTCAGGAAAAAAAACTATTATTCGAAAGAGTAGAGGATACGATAGTAATGGTGATATAATTTAAAATACAGTAAATAATCGGCATTTGAAAAGTTAAAATGTGGAAAATCTAATAAATAAAAATAATTGACCATATTGGTTATTTTTATTCTTTTTATTCTTTTTATTCTTTTTATTCTTTTATTCTTTTATTATAAATCCAAATATACATTTCTTGACGCATCCTGTTGTAATGTTGTATACCCTGATAGAAGCCATTTTACAATCGCGTCAATAATAAATGGATATAGAACTAAAGCAATCAATATTACAAACTGTTTTACCCTTGACATTTCACTCTTTGATACAAATATACTTATTACAAATGTGACTACTAAAATGTAATAGCAACCCATTAACAATTTATGCCATAACTTGGCTGAATCAATTGCCTCGGATTCATAATACGTTTTTCGGTCGTTTGTTAGTACATCGCCGTGAGAATTCTTAATTGTTTTTTCTAATTCAGCATTTTTTTTAAGATATTCTTCGTATAATTCATTTGTATTCTTTGAATTGATTAACTCAGTATTATAATAAGAATTCATTGTGTTTGCGTTACTTGTTTCCTCGCTAAACTTGTTAACAATTTGTTGCCTTATTTGTTCAGCCATCTTCTTTAAGTCAGCTTCCCTCATATCATAATAATATGCCTCGCCGCTTTTGAACACATAATAATTTTTTTTATTTTTTTCCAATTCCAATGGGGCGGTTTGTAAATTCGTCTGTGAATTCAGGTATTTTTGCTCTAAATTTGATAGTGTTTCTTGTCTTTGTGCTTCAGGGCTCATTTGTATAGCTGCTACTGTCTTATTTAAAATATCATTTAATTGTGTTTTCGTAACCATTTGATTATTTAATAATTTATTCGTATTTGCTGTATTCGTATTTGCTGTATTCGTATTTGCTGTATTTCTATTTGCTGTATTTTTATTCACTGGATTTCTTTTAAACATGTTTATCTTGTATTATTATTATATTTTATTTTGTATTGTTTTTATTAAGTGCTACTAGTTGTATTTGTATTTGTTATATTTGTATTTGTTGTATTTGTTGTATCCGTTAATATACACATGTTCTGTGTACTATCGTAAGCAAAACCTTTTGCCTCGTCACAGCAGGTTGAACCAATACAGGCAATTGTCGGCATCGACCATGGATCAGACGAAGACGAAGATGACGACGATGCTACAGGTGGTGCTGGAGCAGTCGCCTTATTAAAATGCCAATTATATTCATCATAATTTATATTATCTTTATTGCTGAGTTTAATCACTTGTTTTCCAATAATAACAGCACCAATGGTTATAATCAGTCCATTAAGTGTTATGTATATATTTGGCGGTAATATACCTTTTTTTCCTAAAATTACAACAATTAATACCAAAATACAAATATATACAATATTCTTGGCAATATCTTTATGAGCACTATATTGTTTTCCATAATACGTATTAATTTCGACCATACGCAGCTTATTATTTTTCTGTGCTTCTAACAAATTCAAACGACGTTTCGCCTCGTTCAATTCATTTTCAACAATATCGATTGCCAACATTTGCTCCTGAAGAGAATTGTTAGTAGTTGCTAGGGTTTGTTGATAGGATGAAGACATATTACTAATACCTTGATACATGCTCATTCTAGTTTGAGCTATTTGGTTAATCTTGTCAATAATAAGACTGCGTTGTTCAGATGTTAGTTTGTTATTGTCTAAACTAGTGTAAAGTTTCATTTCAATTGTTTGTAAATCGGTTATACCGGATATCGTTTGTTGAGAACCTTGCGTCAAATTCATTGTATTAAGGCCTGTATTTGTATTTGTCCCGTTTTGATTTTTGCTAATATTTATGATTTTATCTAAAATTGACCATTTGACATTATAATCACTATTATCATCATTATCCATATTTATTTGCTCCAAGTCTATATTTGTTTTAGGAACAGTCGCAGGATTTGTAGTTGTCATTTTATATAAACAAATATTTTTATTTACACTTTACTTAATTATTCCCTTTCTTCATGACATTAACTGTAACGGTTAGTAATCCAACCGCTAAAATACTCCAAAATATGTACCCATAGTTTTCCTGTAAAACGCGTAAATCTGTCTCCTCTAACATGCCATTTACATCATTTGTACTTAAATTTTGCATGCCTTCTTTTTTGCCTTGTATATTTGTATTTGTATTTGTATTTGTAAGCTGTGAATTAA